CGGTTCCGGGTGGGTTGAGGCCCGGGCCGTCGGCGTGGGCGCGCGCCGGAAGAACCTGCGTTGTCTAGCTGCTCCCCCTCCGTCCGAGCAACGCGGCGGCGCGCGTCCATGTCCAGGACCCTTGAAGGCCCCCCGGTCCCTGCGGGCCGGGGGAAAGGGGCGGGTTTTCGGAGAGATTTCATGATGCTTGTCGAGCAGGCCACGGTGCCCGTGGCGGCCCTGCCGGTCGCGGATTTCAGGGATCACCTGCGGCTCGGGACCGGCTTCGCCGACGATGCCGTGCAGGACGGCGTGCTGGAGACCTGCCTTCGGGCGGCGCTGGCGGCGATCGAGGCGCGGACCGGGAAGGCGATCCTGCGGCGCGAGTTCCGCTGGTCGGTGAGCGCCTGGCGCGACCTTGCGCGACAGGTGTTGCCGGTGGCGCCGGTCGCGGCGGTCACGCGGCTGGCCATCGTCGACCGGACGGGCGCCGAGACGGTGATCGCGCCGGAGAGATACGCGCTCGCGCGCGACACGCACCGACCTGCGCTGGTCGCGCAGGGGTTCCTGCTGCCGTCGATCCCGGTGGGCGGCAGCGCAGAGATCACCTTCGCGGCGGGTTACGGCGCGGCATGGGTGGGCGTGCCGGCGGACCTGCGCACGGCGGTGTTCCTGCTCGCGGCGTCCTATTACGAGACCCGGCACCGGACGGGCGACGGGACGGGCTTTCCGGCGGAGGTGAACGCGCTCCTGCCGCCCTACCTTCAGGTGCGGCTCTTCGGCGGGGGGCGGCGATGAGGCCCCGGCTGACGCGGGCGCTGGCGCTCGAGGCGGCGGAGCGGGTGCCGGACGGCGCGGGCGGCTTCGTCGAGACCTGGACCGTGGTCGGCACGCTCTGGGCCGAGATCCGGCCGGGGACGGGCGACGAGCGGGCCCAGGACACGGCCACGCTGAGCCGCGTTCCATTCCGGATCGTGGTGCGCGCGGCCCCCGTGGGCGCGCCGTCGCGGCCTCTGCCGGGGCAACGCTTCCGCGCGGGCGCGCGGGTCTGGCGGATCGTCGCGGTGAGCGAGAGCGACGCCACGGGCGCTTTCCTCACCTGTTTCACGCAGGAGGAGGTGGCGGCATGAGCTATGGCACGGCGGCCGCGCTTCAGGCGGCGGTCTTTCAGCGGCTGGCGGGAGATCCGGCGGTGGCGGCGCTGGTGGGCACAGCGATCTACGACGTGGTGCCTGCCGGGCAGGTGCCCGGAACCTATGTGAGTCTTGGCCCCGAGGAGGTGCGCGACCGGTCGGACAAGACGGCACGCGGGTCGGACCACACCTTCACTGTGAGCGTCGTGACCGACGTCGCGGGCTTCCAGCTTGCGAAGACCGTGGCCGGCGCGATCTCGGACGCGCTTGACGGCCCCGTGCCGGCGCTGGCGCGGGGGCGGATCGTGTCGCTCCAGTTCCTGCGGGCGCGGGCGCTGCGGGTGGCCGCGGCGCGCAACCGGCGCATTGACCTGACCTTCCGCGCGCGCGTGGAAGACGAGTGACCCCTTTCAGCACGGAGCAAGCGTGATGGCTGCGCAGAACGGCAAGGATCTTCTCATCAAGCTCGACATGACCGGCGACGGCCAGTTCGAGACCGTCGCGGGGCTGCGCGCCACGCGGATCAGCTTCAACGCGGACAGCGTGGACGTCACGAGCCTGGAGAGCACGGGCGGATGGCGCGAGCTTCTGGGCGGTGCGGGCGTGAAGTCGGCCACGATCTCGGGCTCGGGCGTGTTCAAGGACGCCGAGACCGATGAGCGGGCGCGGCAGCTTTTCTTCGCGGGCGGGACGCCGGCATGCCAGGTCATCATCCCGGACTTCGGCGTGGTGGAGGGGCCGTTCCTCATCACCTCGCTCGAGTTCTCGGGCAGCTACAACGGCGAGGCGACCTACGAGATGGCCTTCGCCTCGGCCGGGGTGCTGGGCTTCACGGCGCTCTGATGGCGAACCCTTTCGCGGGCGAGGCGGCGCTGGTGATCGGCGGCGAGCGGCATGTGCTGAAGCTGACGCTTGGGGCGCTGGCCGAGCTCGAGACGACGCTGGAGGCGGGCGACCTGATCGGGCTGATCGAGCGGTTCGAGGCGGGGCGGTATTCGTCGCGCGACGTGCTGGCGCTGATCGTGGCGGGCCTGCGCGGCGGCGGGTGGCGCGGGACGGCGGCCGATCTCCTGAGCGCCGAGATCGCGGGCGGGCCGGTCGAGGCGACGCGGGTGGCGGGGCTTCTTCTGCTGCGCGCGTTCGCAGTGCCGGGCGAGGGCGCGGCGTGAGCCGGTTCGACTGGGCGGGGCTGATGCGGGCCGGCATGACGGGCCTGCGGCTTCGACCCGAGGAATTCTGGCGGCTGACGCCGGTGGAGCTTCTCCTGATGCTCGGCCGCGAGGCGCGCGAGCCTCGCTTCGGACGGGCGGAGCTTGACGCGTTGGCGCGGCAATATCCCGATGGAGGGACGGATGGACGAGATTGACGGGGTGTCGGCGCTCGACACGCAGATCGCGGCGCTCGAGCAGTCGCTGGGGGGCGCGCAGGTCGTGGCCGCGGCCTTCGACGGGCAGATTCGGCGGATCGGCGACGCGATGGGCGAGGCGGGCGGCGACGTGGGGCGGCTTTCCTCGGGGATCAGCCGCAACCTGCGGCGCTCCTTCGACGGGCTGATCCTTGACGGTCAGAAGCTGTCGGACGTGATGGGCAGCCTTGCGCGGTCGCTGGTGCAGACGACCTACACGGCCGCGCTGCGCCCGGTGACGGACCGGCTCGGCGGGCTGGTCGCAGGAGGGATCGAGGGGATCGTGAGCGGCCTTCTGCCCTTCGCGAAGGGCGCGGGCTTCACGCAAGGCCGCGTCATGCCCTTCGCGCGCGGCGGCGTCGTGTCCGGTCCGGTGGCCTTCCCGATGCGGGGCGGCACTGGGCTGATGGGCGAGGCCGGGCCCGAGGCGATCATGCCGCTTGTCCGCAGCGCGGACGGGCGGCTGGGCGTCGAGGCGCAGGGTGGCGGGCGGGCGGTGCAGGTGGTCATGAACATCTCGACCCCCGACGCCGATAGCTTCCGTCGGTCGCAGAGCCAGATCGCGGCGCAGGTCGGCCGGGCGCTGGGCCGCGGCCAGCGCAACCGTTGAGGAGGGTCCCATGGGGTTTCACGAGATCCGCTTTCCGGCGGACCTGAGCCTTGGCGCGCTGGGCGGGCCGGAGCGGCGCACCGACATCGTGACGCTGTCGAACGGCTTCGAGGAGCGCAACACGCCCTGGGCGCAATCGCGCCGCCGCTATGACGCGGGGCTGGGGATGCGCGGGCTGGACGACCTCGAGGCGCTGATCGCCTTCTTCGAGGCGCGGCAGGGGCAGCTCTACGGGTTCCGCTGGAAGGACTGGTCGGATTACCGGTCCTGCCCCGCCTCGCGCCTGCCGGCGTTCGAGGACCAGCTTCTGGGCGAGGGGGACGGGGCGCGCGTGGCGTTCCCGCTGGTGAAGACCTACCGCTCGGGAGCCTTCAGCCACGAACGGCCGATCGTGAAGCCGGTGCGCGGCAGCGTGATCGTGGGCGTGCAGGGCGACCCGAGGGTCGAGGGGATGCATTTCGCGGTCGACGAGACGGCGGGAGTCGTGACCTTTGCCGAGCCGCCGGGCGCGGGGGCGCGGGTGACGGCGGGGTTCGAGTTCGACGTGCCGGTGCGGTTCGACACCGAGCGGCTGCAGATCTCGATCGCCGGGTTCCAGGCGGGTGAGGTGCCCTCGGTCCCGGTCGTCGAGGTGCGGCTGTGAGCGGGGCGGCGCTGCTGGCGCATCTGGCGGGTGGGGCCACGACCGTCGCGCGCTGCTGGGCGGTGACGCGGCGGGACGGGGTGACGCTGGGGTTCACCGACCATGATCTGCCGCTGGCGTTCGAGGGCGTCGCCTTTGCCGCCGACGCGGGGCTGGGCGCGCGGGCATTGCAGCAGGGGACGGGACTCGCCGTCGACAACAGCGAGGCGGTGGGGGTGCTGTCCCACGCCTCGATCCGCGAAGAGGACATCCGCGCGGGGCGGTTCGACGGGGCGGAGGTGCGCTGCTGGCTGGTGAACTGGCGCGTGGTCGGGGAGCGGAAGCTCCTGTTCCGCGGCACGATCGGCGAGATCCGGACCGGGGCGGGTGCCTTCACGGCGGAGCTGCGCGGGCTGACCGAGGCGCTGAACTCGCCCCAGGGGCGGCTTTACCAGAAGCCCTGTGGAGCGGTGCTGGGGGATGCCGCGTGCAGGGTGGACCTGACGCGACCGGAGTTCGGGGCGGAGCGGGCGGTGATCGGGGTCGAGGACGACCGTGTGCTGGATCTGGGTGCGCTGGACCTTTACGCGCCGGGGTGGTTCACCCGCGGCGCGCTTCGCGTGCTGAGCGGCGCGGCTGAAGGGCTTATGGCGGTGGTCAAGGAGGACCGCGGCAGCGGAGTCGCGCGCCGGATCGAGCTCTGGTCGGACCTGCGTGCGCCGATCGCGGTCGGGGATTCGGTCACGGTTACGGCCGGCTGCGACCGTCGCGCCGAGACGTGCCGCGTAAAGTTCGGCAATTTCACGAATTTCCGTGGCTTTCCTGATATTCCGGGTGAGGATTGGCTGATCAGCTACCCGACGCGCAGCGGGCGCAACGACGGCGGTCCGCTGACATGACTGTGGACGTTGCCGAGCGCGCTGTCGCTGAGGCGCGGGACTGGCTCGGGACGCCC